TAGTAAGAGCAGGAGTAAGTAGGTAATGCCCAACATAAACGATAGAATTGGTTCTCAGAACGTAATTCGTGTATTATCCAATGCTTCTGCACCACCAACACGATTAATTAATCTAACTGATGTAAACTCATCTTTAAAAACAAAAGATGGTTTAATTTTAGTTTGGGATGTTTCTACCGAAACATTCTTTATGACGGATACTATTGATTCGTCATCTTTGAATATTACTGGTATCGCAACATTTTCAAATACTACTCAATCAATTTCTCCTACAACAGGTGCATTGATTGTTAAGGGTGGTCTTGGAATTGAAAAACAAGTTCATCTTGGTCAAGGTATTACTGTTGCGGGAATTTCAACCTTTGCATCTGATTTAGATATTAATGCAGCCGTTGATATTTTAAATGGGTTAAAGGTAAACCAAACTTTTGAGTCTGTTGGAATTACCACCTTAGCATCATCCGGTGGTATTACGACTACTGGTGGTGATCTTTATGTTGGTGGTGATCTTTATGTTGCTGATGACATAGTATATGATGAGGCAACAGCAAGAAATTGGAATATAACTGGAATTGCTACAGTAGGATTATTACTTGACGTAAATGGACCAATAGATGTAGATGGTATTGCAGAACTTGATGCAGTTAATGTTTCTCAAACTTTTGAGTCTGTTGGAATTACCACCTTAGCATCATCCGGTGGTATTACGACTACTGGTGGTGATCTTTATGTTGGTGGTGATCTTTATGTTGCTGATGATTTAACTTTTGATGAATTCACTGCACGTAATGCTAATATCACCGGTATTACAACAATAGGACAACTTGGAGTTACTAATTTAACAACATTGAATGAATTGAGAGTAACTGGATTATCAACATTTGTGGGAATATCAACGTTTCAAAATAATGTTTTTGTATCAGGAACACTTGAGGCTGGACTTATTGATGGAGGAGAATACTGATGGCAAAACCAACTACTAGAGAAGAACTTAAAGATTATTGCTTAAGACAACTTGGTGCACCTGTTCTTGAAATTAACGTTGCAGATGAGCAGGTTGATGATTTATTGGATGATACTATTCAGTATTTTAATGAAAGGCATTTTGATGGTGTAGAAAAAACATATCTAAAATATAAAATTTCTCAAGAAGACATTGATAGGGGAAGAGGTGCTGGAGGTGGAACGGTTGGTGTAACCACAACTGGTGTTGGAATTGTTACTACAACAGGAACTTCAACAAATATTGCTGGTTTAGGTACAGTTACTTCCAATTTTTACGAAACATCTAATTTTATTCAAGTTCCAGATTCGGTTATTGGTATTGAAAAAATATTCAAATTTGATACTAGCAGTATTTCTGGAGGAATGTTTAGTATCAAATATCAATTATTCTTGAATGATTTGTATTATTTTAACTCTGTTGAACTGTTGCAATATGCAATGACTAAGACTTATCTTGAAGACATTGATATGCTATTAACAACTGATAAACAAGTTAGATTTAATCAAAGACAAAATAGATTATATCTTGATATTGATTGGAAAGCACAATCCGCAGGCAATTACTTAGTTATAGAGTGTTATAGAGCACTGGACCCTGAGAGTTTTTCAAAAATATATAATGATAGTTTTGTTAAGAGATATTTGACAGCAGCAATTAAAAAGCAATGGGGACAGAATTTAATTAAATTTCAAGGTGTAAAACTTCCAGGTGGACTTGAACTAAATGGAAGAGCAATTTATGAGGATGGTCAAAGAGAATTGGATGAAATAAGACAAAGAATGACATCTGATTACGAATTACCACCTATGGACCTGATTGGGTAATACTCATGACATTAAATCCGTTTTTTCTACAAGGATCTCCAGGTGAACAGTTTCTCGTTCAGGATTTAATAAATGAACATTTAAAAATGTTCGGAGTTGAAGTTTATTATTTACCAAGAAAAATATTTAAAACTGACGATATTATTCGTGAGATTCAGTCATCAAAATTTGATGATGTTTTTTTAATCGAAGCATATATCAACAACTTCGATGGATATGCTCCTGATAGTGATATAATGACCAAATTTGGTTTAAGATTGAAAAACGAAATAAGTTTGACAATATCTAGAGAAAGATATGAAGAATTCATTGCACCATTTTTGGAAGGAATTAGTTCTGGAATTAGAGAAGGTCTAATTACAGAATATGATTTTGCAGATTTAATTACTAGACCAAAAGAAGGAGATTTAATTTATTTTCCACTTGGTGAAAGATTATTTGAAATTAAAAGAGTTGAGCATGAAAAACCATTTTATCAATTAGGATCAAGTTATACTTATGAGTTGAGTTGTGAACTTTATGAATATGAAAATGAACTTATCGATACTGCTCTTGAAGAGGTTGATAATACTGTAGAAGATGAGGGATATATTACATCACTTACTCTTGTCGGTTCCACTGCAACTGCAACTGCCACTGCAGTTGTTTCATCAGGAGGTGTTTCAGAAATATTTTTAAATAATGATGGTTCTGGATATACATCCGCACCAACCGTAACATTTTCTGCACCAGAATCAGGACTTACAGCTACCGCAGTTGCTATTACTACTAGTGTTGGAAATGTAAAGTCTATTAAAAGAATTGAAATTACAAATTCTGGTATTGGATATACAGTTCCTCCAACAATAACATTTTCTGGTGGTGGAGGTTCTGGAGCAGCTGCTACTTGTTCTGTAAATACATCAAACTTTAACCTAACTAGGATTGAAATTACAAATCCAGGAGATGGATATATTTCCCCACCAAATGTAACTATTGGTGCACCTGACGGAGTTGGAACAACTGCAATTGGTATTGCAAGTCTTTCTAGTGATGGTAAACTCAATGCAATCAATATAATTAAATCTGGTTCTGGATATACCTCATCTCCACCTATCAGTGTTACAGGACCTTCTACTATTGGTGTTGGTACGTTTATTTACAATGAATTGATAACCGGTGAATCTTCAGGAATAACAGGAAGAGTTAGGGACTTTAGAACAACAGTTTCAGTAACTCCAGGTATTCCTCCCGTTACTCATCTTAGAGTATCACTAAATACAGGTAAGTTTTACACTGGTGAAGTTATTGTTGGATCCATTTCATCTGCTAGATATGTTGTTGAAAACTATGATGATGAAAGTTACGATAATCCATATGATGTTAATGAAGAAATTCAGTTAGAAGCTGACGGTATATTAGATTTCACAGAATCAAATCCATTTGGTAATTATTAATGCTAGGAACTTATTTTTATCACGAAATTATAAGAAAGACTATTATTTCTTTTGGAACGTTATTTAACAACGTTTCAATTCGTCACACTAAAAGTGATGGTAGTATTTTAGATGAAACTAAAGTTGGTCTTTCTTATGGACCAATGCAAAAGTTCTTAGCAAAAATTCAAGAACAAGAACAGTTATCAAAATCGATTGCGATCACTCTTCCTAGAATGTCATTTGAAATGACTTCTATACAATATGATCCTACAAGAAAAACTGGTGTAACTCAAACATTTAAAGTCAATGATACTTCCGGAAACACGAAAAAAGTTTTCATGCCAGTACCATACAATATTGGATTTGAACTGAATATTTTTAGTAAGTTAAATGATGATGCACTTCAGATTATTGAGCAGATACTTCCATTTTTTCAACCATCATTTAATCTAACAGTTGATCTTGTTAGTTCTATTGGAGAAAAG